CTTAAATCAATCTCTGTACTATAATCTCCATTTTCTTGTTTAAATGCACCGTAGCCGTCAAAATGTTCTAATGCTTCTGTTACATGTAATTTCGTAGTTTCTGTAGCCCACTGCTCGGCATTTAATGATGCAAATTCTAAAGCCTTAGTCATAGTTGGAAAATGAGTTAATAGTCTAGATTCTTGTATATTAGTCTCTGCTATTAATCTTAACCCATACATTGAAAACTTTGGATCTTTAGGATCAATCAGCTCTGTAGCTACAAGTCTTTCATACAATAAGTTTTCAGCAGTTAGATCTGGATATAATTTTGCTAACTGTCTATAGATAGCAGGCATCGGTCCACCGTTTAAAAAAGATTGTCTACCAATTAGAAGGTGAGGCATTTCTCCTTCATGAGCTGTATTAGTTGTTAACCAACCTTCGTTATCATTTGCTATCATGCCTTCATAAGTTTGACCTAATGCCTCGACATCTTTAATCTCATAGTTTGAATCAGCTAATGTTTGTAAGGCTGACTTAAACTTACCGGCTTGAATATCAGCAGTCACTGCCTCGAGAGCTAGCCTCTTAGCATCTTCTACATTCTCATACTTTCCTAAAAATCCCTGATAATACTCAAAGTATTTTCTATTGATAGCTGGTGTTATTGCAGCTATTGTTGAGACAATTAATCTATCGTTATCCGCAACTTTAGCACCTATACCAAAGTCCTCTTTATTATCAATTACAAAATTAGATATTTCTACTTGAAGTAATGCGTCAACAGTAGCAAACTCAGTAGACTCCATTCCTCCTCTCTGACCTCTCTCAAATATTTCTAGAGCTTGGCGGTATAACTCTGGATGAGATCCAGCATAAGGTATATACTCATTAAACTGCTCTTGGGTCATAAATTTGTTTTCTTTTAAATTAGCTTCATAGTTTTGTAGCTTATTTTGTAGTGTATCTATATTTAAAGTTTGAGTTTTAGCATCTAGTAAGTTATCAATAAACGAAATTAAGTTGTTACTTCTTGTTGTGTTTAAGTCTTGGAATGTTGTCATACCACTGCCATCCTTGTTTGGAAATGCCCACTCTGTAAAGACTGCATCTAGTACGTTTGATTGAAGTTCTCCAGAATCAATACCTCTTCTTAAAATTTCTCTTAATTCTTTATCAAGGGCTTCGTAAGCTTGCTCTTTATCACCCTCAAAATATTCTAGGTAATAGGCAAGTCTTTTTTGATACCATCCATTCTCTCCCCAAAACCCATCTATGACTTTTCCGTCTGAAGCTGAGTAGGACTCATTGCTAAGAATGTTAGTTCCTTGAGTATTGATAATTCCAATAGCTTCTTCGTAATTACCTCGAGAAAGTATAACCTTAGTAGCATCATCATCTTGTTGGAAAATCTGTGAATAGAACTTTTTTTCTTCTTCATCAAAAGCTGGTATTAACATATTGACAACTAGACCATCACTGAATCTGTCATCTTTCTGTTGCCACATTCCTATATAATATGCTCTAAGACTTCTCCACCATTCTACCTGTTCATCTAGTGTTAAATCTTGAAAATAACGCCCATTTTCATGAGGCATATCTTTCATTGCTATTTCAATAAACTTAGAAAGATACTTTACAGAATGTCGTGCTGTCTCTCGTCCGTTAGACATGTTTAGCCCAGCAATCATTAAAGCGTATTGATTTAACTCTTGGCTGGTGCGGATCGTTACTTCCTCTCCTTCAGCATTTTCTGTAATATAGAAACCATTTTTTTCTATTTCTCTTTGAGCTGTACCTAATTCTTTATTTAATTCAACTAAGTTTTTACCTGTTAGTTCTTGAAAATTTATACCTTCATCTCTGAACTTAATTTTTGATTTCTCATCCATTAAGATATCTAACTTCTTTAATCTGTCTCGCTGCTCTGCGTAAGCTGCAACAACAGGAGCTCCAGATTTTGTTAGCGAAAATATATTCTTTATCCTCTCATCTCTAACTTTTATTAATTCCTTATACATCGCAATATTATCTCTAAAAAATTGAGATGTATCTTCTTGCTGTTTAGTAATGTTTTCATTAACCGGTTTGGTTAAATCAGGTTCGGTGTTGGTGTATAAGTTTTGTTCGTCTAGGAAGGGCTTGGAGGTCTGCCTTCCTAACGACTCAAAGTATGATTCTACTGTTGCCATAATTTATCCCATAGGTAATCCGAGAAGTGAAATATTATCACCACCCGGCATTGGTATACCGTGTAATGACGCAGCGGTACTTGCTATAGAGCTTGCAATACTTAATGCACCACTCAATCTGTCAGTTGGAGGCATCAATACAGGTGCTCCATATTCTGGACGTACACCTAGTGTGTTAATAACTCCAGCTTGTTTAGCCTGCATTTGTTCTAATCTACCTCTATATCGTCTGTGCATGTTTGCACCAAATTCTTGTGATACTGAGTTCTCTAATGATCCTTGAGCTCGTAATAAAGCAAGCATACCTTTTCTACCAGCAGTTCTAGATCGACCACCTTCTACTGATTTAGCTAATTCTTTAGTTCCCATATAGGAAGTAAATCCTTTTTCGTAAGCTTTTAAAGCCTGACCTCGAACATATATAGCTCTTGTTAAGTCGTTAGAGATTCCTTTACTGTAACCTCTAGCAACATTTTGCATACCTCTAACAGCTTGAGCTTCTCTGTTAAAGAATTTTAAGGATTCGGATTTGTACTTAGCGTCCTTCTCCATCCATCTTTGCTGGGCAGCTCTACGAGCTCCAGCGTTAGCATCCATGCACACGGCAAAATTCTATAAATTGTACGTTATTTGGTCCATGTTCAAACTTACGTAAGAACTTGAAGCCTAGAAATCTAAGTAGTTTTAAATGTACTTTATTTCTACTGTCAACTATATTCCAGAGGAGTGGTTCAGTACGGCTATCGACATACCGCTTTGCCTCTCTTGCAAATGTAATTGGGTATCGGTGTATATCAGGAGTGCAGAGCATCCATATATCACCTTTCTCTCCTACTCCGGCCATGCCAGCAGTCTTGCCGTCAGGCACTGTGAAATACACGTAGGATGGGTTGTGAGTCATGAGAAAAGGTAGCTCGCTATGATCTATCCCATGACCCTCTTCGACCTCTCTGAGGTCATCTGGACGGAGATTAAAGGCTACCTCTGTGGCAGCCTCGATTGTAATTGGGTGAATGTAATTAGGCACGTCTGTAAAACATTGGTGAAAAGTCACCTTCCCATGCCATTGCTCTTAGGGTAGCTGGAGCTGGGTGACTTGATTTAAGTGTAATGTCTACGTTTTTATTCTTTTCGTAGATTGGTATAGTTTGTATATGTTCTTCTAAATATGGAGCATCAGATACTTGATATTCATCTAAATCATTAGAGTCATATACATCAGGATAGTCAGGTTTACCTAATCGTTTTAGATTAGTTTCATATAAACCTATCTTACCAAAGTGTAATTTAAGTCTGTGTAAAATCAGTGAAGAGTTAACATCGGAAAAAGATTTTTCTCCCGAAGTTTTAGTCGGATATATTCTAGGAAACTCTACAAGATATTCGTATAGATATCCTATCTTTAATGTGGCTCCTTGCCAATTTCCGGGAACTGTAAAGCTGTTACTACTTGTAGCTGTGGGTTTAGCATATCTAGCTATTCGAGGTGCGTTCTGATCCACGTCTACAATAGCTAATTCATAATTAGGTGTGGTTACTTGTGGCATCCAAACCACATTACTAAATGTAGTTAGTTGTGTAGTTGTGTTATATACACCACCAGATATATCTGTATGATTATCTAAATGTATAAGATAGTTTATGTTATCCTGAGTAATACTAGGTTCATCATCTGACTGTACTAATTTAATAGATTGTAAAAAGTTATCTGTATCTACAAAATAGTAATCATCATTAACAATAAAGTGATATTTTATCGGGTTATTTAGTTTCCATTTAAACCATGCTTGTTGCTGTTTTTTATCACCAATAGCTAAATACCTATAACCATATACTGTGTCTGAGTTCGGAGTGTCATTATCATTCTCATACTGTTGACCAAATAAAATTAAATTATTTTCTCTAGAATTAGTTAATAGATTTATATTTTTAGGTAATAATGAAGGTACAAGTTTACTGATTTCTACAACGTCAGGTTCACCTTCTCTAGATGTATTAGCCATTTCATTGACTCGGCTATATTTACCTGAGTTATCTACATATGCAATAGTTGTACCTAATGATAATGGAGGTACATCTTTGTTATAATTATATGTAGATACACTACGTAATTTAGCAGTATCAGGGTTTAGTACTGTGTCATCTGTAGAAAGTAAGAATTGTTGGTTACTACTAAATACAAGTAAACCAGCATTAATTTCTATGCCATCAAAAATTTCTGACGGAAACATAGAGGCAGCTGATATATCTATAGGATCGCTAGCAGATACAGTCAGAGCTGATTCTATAAAGAAATCTGGTTCTCCTAATGTACCGGGTCTGCATAATACAACGTTTTCCCCTGCTAATAGAGCTAGCCTGTTACGAAAGAATAATACTTTATTTATCTGTTTACCTACAAAGGTAGGCATAGGGTTTGTAATAAGATCTCCTACACGACGTTTAGCATAATCAAATTCTCGTATAGTAAATGTACCCATTTCTGTAGTTAAGCCTGCGTCTTGTAAGCCTGTACGTTGTATCACTAATGGCATATTTGTTAACTCATTAGTTATGTTAGGTATAGCACACTCTACCCAAGATCCAGTACCATCTAAATTATTTTCTCCTTGAAATTGTAGGTAGTAATCATCTTCATCAGACATTCTAGCATTGGCTACTTTAACTATATAACCATGTCTACACATGTTAGGTAATAAAGTAACTTCGTTAATTGATTTCTGAAAGACTCTCATGAGATCTTCTTCTACAATTTCGACGTTAAATGGATTACTACTAGATAAATATATTCCCGGTCCTATAACCTTAGCATTAATACCAGATGGTAAATCTGTAACAATACCAGCTAAGATAGTATCAGCTGTAACTGCTGTATCAGCATCGAATGGTGTAGGTGAAGGGCGTACTAATCCGTCTCCATTGTTTGTTAGTGTAGCTTTGACTGTTGTAGTTTCTATTTCTGTTACAGAGACTTCGATGTAAGCTTGTGCATCAGAGCTGTTAGCTTCGGTAGCATGAGCTGGTTCAACACGTATAACATCACCAACGTCCCAACCTTCTCCACCATGCAGTAAAACGACTTCTAGGTTATAACTACATCTATAGTTATCACCACCCGGTCCATTGCTGCTAGCATTATAGTTAGGGCTAACACCTTGCTGACCTAAAGCGGTAACACGAAATGTTAAGTTATTTTTATTTGATGATTCTGTCTGTACAGTACCACCACTGTTTTTAACATGTACTATATTTTCTGTAGCTCCATAACTAGACTTGGCTGTTACAGCATATACTTCAGTACCTATACCGGGGCAGTGACCTGAGCCGTCTCCCTCGTCATAGTCATTACCTGTAATCTTAACTTTAGTTGCTCGTTTTACAGTAGTGAGGTTGCTAGAAGTAGCAGTGCTATCGTAAATATTAATACCGTATTGTCGTCCATTCTCTGTTCTGAGTAGTTCTATCATAGCACAGTGAGGCTCTGGTCTATCAAATGTAGATCCAGTCTCACCTACTGTTGTATACTGTTTACGTGCGTCTGTGTTATCTCTGTTAGTTACAAATGTAGTATCATTGATAGTCAAAAACTGTAAATTTTCGGGGTCAGTTGTTGTTAAATAATTTTGTAATCTAGTTGTAGCAGTCGCCACAGTCTCAATAAACTTCCAGTTATTTGTAGTTCCAGAAGTATGTGTAGGTGCAGCTGTACCAGAACTTATAGCAGCTTGTGCTTCATAGATTCGAGCTGTACCACTGGTGGTTTTCTGTACCTTGTCTCCATAATTCCAATCAGTATCAAACCATTCTCTAGCCCCATACTTTATATTTTGAGCTTTACCGGGGTTATTACCACTAGCTTTCCATACTTTAAATCCACCAGTTGCGTCTATCTGACCAACATATGCACCTTCATCATCATCACGAAAGTAGTGAAACCAAGATCCACCACTCGCTACACTAGCTAATGGTGTTGTACCTACTCTAGCTGCACCCGGTCTTTTAAATAAACCATAAGTTACGTCAGGTATAGCATTAACTATATCTCTTACCTGACCTTGGAATTTTAGATGATCTGGCTGTTCAGATATACCTTGGTTAAAACTAGCTATAGTTTGTGTTATGCCTGCCATTATGCGTACCTTGTTTTAGATTTTTTCTTCTTTTTAGTAAGAGGTAAACCTTCTGGATTTTCGTCACCATGTATAACACTAGGACGTCTATAGACATCATCAGTATCTTCAATAACTGGAGTCTTATACACCTTACCGTCTTCATCTTCAAATTTAATTTTTATTGCCATTATCTTGGTAAATTCCTCCATGGTTGATATGTGGTATATACAGTATCTTCTGGGAATCCAAACATGCTATGATTACCTTGGTTACATTCGTACTCCATAAGGCTAGCTCGGCTTAAACCTTCTTGAGTCTGTAATAATTGTACGAGTTGTGGGTTAGCTACAAGCTGAGTAGCTGCCATTCTAGATGCTCTGTAAGTTATATGTCTTCTAAAGACTGGTGGTAGATCTTCAAATTCATATATTTTTGTAACATCTAGTACGAATTTTTCTACGTCAGGAAACTCATCTGTATGAGTCTGTTTATCATACAAGAATCCTTTACGTCTGACAAAGTTATATGTCCTACTTCTCCAGTTATCATGTAGATCTAATTTAACTACATCTGCTGGAACAGTAACTTTGTTAGTAGTAGAATCTACTTGAAATTCTACATGACTTTCTGTGTTAAAATGCCAACCTTCTGACTGTACATCTATGCTAGCATCTTTTAATAAATTATATATAAATTGTATCTCTGGGTTTGCGTTTGTGATTGCCCCAGTTACAGGATCTTTTAACTGTGTTATTGGAGCCTGTCCGATAGCTCCCAGTATTGAATTTACTGCGGATAGTTCGGTATCGAGGTCAATAGTTGTGGAAGCCATAATAAAAAAAGGGAGCCGAAGCTCCCGTATAAAAATGAAATTTAGAAAGCAGCAGTTGCACCAGATAATGTACCTGTACCGGCTACTAATTCTACAGCAGCAGCTGGGTTTAATGGAGCTACTCCCATTGCGAGTCTTCCTAGGATTACGTCGCCTTGGTAAATAACTGACACGTCGCCAGATGTTACTTGAACTTGTGGTCCGATTGCTTCTACAAGACCAACAGCTTCTTTCTGGAAGATTAATCCACAAGAGTTGTTGAACTTAGCCGCTTCACCGTAGTCGTTTACGGTTCTCTGTCCTTCGTTAGCAGATGCGTTAGCAGTAGGAACAGCGATTTCTTGCTGATCTCCCATTGCTTCTGATACGAATGAACCAGAGTTTCCGGGGTCTGTTACACCGGGGTTTGTTGCAGATCCGGAACCATAAGCTGTACCGAACTTACCAAAGAATGGTATATTCATTGACTTATAGATTCTGATACCAGCAATCTCGATGATGCCATTACCTGACTGTAATGCGTCACCTTGCTCATCTCTGTTAATTAGATAAGCACCTGAACCTGATCCACCTACAGCCTGAATAAGCTCGTAGTATTGTCTTGGGTTCAATACGGCTACTCTACCTTCGCCAGAAACGCCCTTCTCATCTAGCGCAGCAGCTGCGTCATAGAAAGCGTTTACGAGAGAGTTAGCAACGTATGCGTCAGATGCAGCGTTGTTTAAACCAACTCTGATCTGTGTTCCACCGGGCTCTACAAAGCCTGACTTTGTGATAGGACCAGCGGATCTAGCAGCCTTAGTGATAGCTCTGAAGATACGTCTATCATAGTTTTCTGCTAGTGCATATCCGATCTTACGAGAAATTTCTCCTCTTAAGTCGTAATGTGCAAGTGTTTCGTCCAACTCATATACGAAAGCTGAACTGATTAAGAGGTCATCGCACTCGATTGTTACCTCTGCTACTGGAGGTGCACCGTCGGTGTTACCCAGTATGTTGTTTCCGGGAATGTGGTACTCACTCTTTGTTCTACCTGTGAAGATGAACTGCATTGAGCGTCCATTCTTAAGGGTTCTCTTTGTGATTAGATCACGTGCGATTGTGTTACGCTGGAAGCCTTTGAACAATTCTCCGGAAAACAATTTTAAATATAGTGCTCTACGTGCAGCAGTTGTTGTTGCCGCACCATTATTAGCACCCGACCACGTTAGATTTGAAGGGTCGTTTGTACTTTGCTGTGCTACAGCCATTGTTCTCAGTTAAATTAAGGGTTTATATTTCTTTGTACAAATTTTTCTCGAGATTATTTGTGGTCTATCCCACCGTCTAGACGGCAAAAGGTATCCTCCTTAGAGGGCTTGTGCCAATTAGGAAGAGGTCCGACTCTGAGGTGTCTCTTCCCGCATGTGATAATAGACATGCGACCATTCAATAAAGGTGAAAAGGGAGAGTAGTGCTATAACTACTCCCCATAATGATTTACTCATTAATAAGAATGATCCTCTAATCTTGGATCTTCCTTCTTTTCTTCAGTTTTAGCTTCGGGCTTTTCTTTTTCCTCAAGTCTATATGAGGTAACAAAAGCACGATTATTTGAGCTTTGTTGTGCCATTACTTAATAATTTTAGTATATGTAACACCACGGTAAACGTAAGTTACTGTCATAGCTTCCTCCGATACCAAGCCCCCGTTCCATGACTTGATTACATGCGTCGCAAAAGCGATGAACGGACGTCGGAGTTATGCCTTACACCATGTGTTTATCGTATAACGACTGCCTACTGGTGCATCTACGTAATGTGGATACATATAATAAACAGGAAAAGCTATCGCTTCACCACGTTTAACAGTCGTTGTATATTTTTGTACTGGAAAATGAAATTCACCATTTTCAAAGTCACTATTTAATCCAAGGATGATACTTATATTTCTAACAGAACCATCTCTATCTATTGGATTATCTACGTGCTCTAATGTTTGACCAGTTATTTCTCTTAATTGATAACCTACGTCTCCCGAGCAAGTAAAGTATGGATATATACTGAGGTATTTTTCGATAACAGTTACTACACAGTTGAATACTAAATCGTCTAATGGTGTGCCTTCAGTTAATCGTAATTCATAACAGTCGACATTGTTGGTATCATGTGTGTACCGCTGACAACTTTCTTTATTATTTGTGTGATATTTAATAAGATTATTACATAACTCATCTGTTATCACATTATCTAGTTTCAGTATTCCATTCATGGTGGTTATGGGAGGAAAAGCAATTTCACATGTAATTAAAATTTATGTTGTATCTACCTATCGTGGTGGTAGTGCTTGTAGAGTTATGCGGTTTTCCAGCATCAAAAATTACTAATCTATTTTCTACACTATCTATCTTTGTCCCATCTTCTAGTTTTGTATAACCATCACATGTAGTCAAAGATAACACTGCTCCTTTATGAGTAAAGTCATCATCTGTATGTACAGCATGCTCAGTTAAAGTTGAAGTCACAGGATAAAAATTTACTTTTATTCTTATAAGTGCTTTTAACTCTGGTAGTAGCTCTACAATATCTTTAAAACTTTCCCACAGGTATGACAGTGGTTCATGTTTTAAATAGACCATGTGTATTAAATACATACTAAGGTCAGTTGATTTTTGCTCACTGTTAAGAGAAGATATATAATTCCAAGAAAAATATTTGTTATTAACTATTTCATTTTTTAATGGAATAAATAAATGATAGGGTAAAAAATTATCAATAATTTGATAACTCATGCTATTGCAGGAGCTTTTAGTGCAACTTCTGTTGACTCAGTTGAAGCTAAGTCAAGTGGGAAGTTGTGAGCGTTACGCTCGTGCATTACTTCAAAGCCAAGGTTGGCTCTGTTTAATACATCAGCCCATGTTGGTATGATCTTACCATTAGTGTCAACGATGGACTGGTTAAAGTTAAACCCATTAAGGTTGAAAGCCATGGTGCAGATGCCCATTGAGGTGAGCCATATGCCAACCACGGGCCAAGTAGCCAAAAAGAAATGTAAGCTACGAGAATTATTAAAAGAGGCATATTGGAAAATAAGTCTACCAAAGTAGCCATGTGCAGCTACAATGTTATATGTTTCCTCGTCTTGACCAAACTTGTAACCATAGTTCTGTGAAACGTCTTCCGTGGTCTCCCTAATGATTGAGGAAGTAACAAGGCTTCCGTGCATAGCACTAAACAAACGAACCGC